CAGAAGGTGCAGACCAACTACTTCGGTGGACCAAACATGATTGTCATGCACCCACGCCGTTTGGCATTCATCTTGGCAGCACTGGACTCCAGCAACCGCCCATTGGCAGTACCAACTCCAGTTGCGTATAACCCAATTTCAAGTGGTGATGGAATGGCAGGATACGGAAACAGTGGTTATCAGATTGCAGGAATTCCTGTATTGACTGATGCCAATGTGACCACAGCTAACGGTGCTGGAACCAACGAAGATGCTGTCTTTGTTGTGAACACCAACGAAAGCCACCTGTGGGAACAAGCAAATCAGCCTTTGATGTTGCGCTTTGACCAACCAAACGCAGCCTCATTGAATGTGCTTGTAGTTGTTTATGGATACATGGCACACACCGTTGCCCGTTATCCATTGGCACACGCAAAAATCACTGGCACTGGATTGGTGACACCTACCTTCTAATTTCATAGAAAGGTAGTAAGGTCATGGGGGTTGGTTGCAAGTCCGCTATGCAATCAGCCCCCACCTTTTCCATAGGAGAATTATGAGCAACCCATACATTGATGCACTACTGGTAGAGCGAGCAGGTTATGTGGCTCGCGGATTAACCAACCGCGTGAAAGCGGTTGATGAGGCATTGCGCGATGCCGGCTACGAAAAGAAAGAAACCAAAGCAGATAAAGAAGTTGCTTCGGTAGAACAAGATGTTGAGAGAGCAGTTGCCCCAGTAGCGAAGCGCAGACGGGTTGCAGGAAATGGCGATAACTAACGGTTATTGCACCCTCGCCGAAGTTAAGTCAGCAGCAAGAATTTCCGATTCAACTGACGACACACTTTTAGAGAATTGCATTGAAGCAGCATCACGCAGAATAGATGGATATGTAGGGCGTTTCTTTTATCAAAACACTGCGACCATCAAGTTGTATCTCACGGATACTTCAATCATCACTCCCACCTCATATAACAGTTATGTACTACCTACAGACGACCTTGTTTCTATAACAACGCTAAAGACCGATGATGCTGGCGATTCAACCTTTAGCACGACATGGACTAACGCCGATTACCGTTTAGAGCCATTGAATTCTGTTGCTTTAGGTAGACCGTTTAGGAAAGTGATTGCAACCAATACAGGTAAATCGTTTCCAGTTATTGTTGCGCCACCGATGCCAGGAGTACAGATAGAAGGTGTGTGGGGATGGCCTGCAGTTCCTGACGACATTCGTGAAGCCTGTGTTTTGATGTCGCTTCGTTTGTTCTCTCGGTATAACGCACCATTAGGTGTTCTAGGTTTTGGTGAAATTGGCACAGTGTCGGTTCGCGCCGTTGACCCCGATATTCGCGACATACTTAACCCATATCGCCTTGTAGGACTCGCCTAGATGCCCGCTACGCCCTCAGAAGTCATGGCAGGTATTAAGACCCGTCTATCCACCATAAGCGGTTTGCGCGTCTTTGATTATCAGCCTGACAACATCAACCCACCCGTTGCCTTTGGAGAAATAAATAGCATTAACTATCACGGAGCATTTCAGGGTGGGAACGTGGTGTATGACATCACCATTATCACAATTGTTGGCAGGGTTTCAGAGCGAAGCGCACAAGCACAACTTGACGGCTTTGTTGCTTATTCAGGACCAACAAGTATTAGAAGCGCAATCGAGGCTGACGGCACTTTAGGTGGTGTCGCACAAGACACGGTTGTTTCCCGTTCAACTTCTGTTCGCCAAATGTCTATTGGTGAGGCAGAATATTTGCAAGTAGAAATCACCGCACAAGTTCACGGATAGGTATAGGATGCATTTATGAAATCGTACAAAGTGCTGTCAGGAAGAATTGCTGGAAAGAAGGCTGGTGAAGTTGTCACCGAAGCCGAACTTGTAGGCAGTAATATTGAAGCATTAGTTGATGGCGGACATATTGAAAAAGTATCAAGCAAAAAAGAACCTAAAGAAAGCGAAACATCATGGCAGTCTTAGTCCTCAAAGATGCGAGTATCACTGTAAACAGCGTTGACCTGAGCGACAAGTCAAACAGCGTTACTTTGAACTACGAAATTGACTCGGTAGAAGTAACAGCGTTTGGTGATGCTGGACATCAGTTCACTGGTGGATTGCAAAACAACTCGGTAGACATTGAGTTCTACCAAGACTTTGCAGCCGCTTCCACTGAAGCAACTATTTTCCCGCTTGTTGGAACAACAACAACCGTCATTATCAAACCGACATCAGGTGCGGTTGGTGCAGACAATCCTTCATACACAATCACTGGAGCGTTCCTTGCAGCACATACACCAGTAGCAGCAGCAGTTGGTGAAATGGCGATGACATCGTTGTCGTTCACTGGCGGTTCGCTTGTAAAGGCAACTTCATAACATCAAAAACAAATACCGACAAAAATTAGCGGAGCATAAAATGAAACTGTCAGTAAAAGTTGAGTTCACCAACGGCGAATCCAAAGTGGTTACAGCCAAGTTTGCAGACTTTGTTGCTTTTGAACGCACATGGTCACGAAGCGTTGCTCGTTTTGAGCATGAACTTCGTATGACAGATTTGGCTTGGTTGGCTTGGTCTGCGGAAACTCGCGCAAAGAACACAGCAAAAAAGTTTGACCCTGACTGGGTGGAAACTGTTGAATCCATTGAAATGGCAGAGGAGTCAACAAGTGATAGCCCTTTGGAGACGACTCCGCAACTTGGCTCATAGCGTCAATTGCCTGCGAGACAGGCATTTCTCCTAACGAATTAGAGAACGCTGATGATGTGATGTTGCAAACGATGGTTTCATATCTGAAATGGAAAAACCAACGGGCGCGTCAAAGAAGGTAACATCGCATTATGACAGTCACTTACTCAATAAGAATTGAAGGCGTAGAGTCAACGCTGAAAACATTGGGTCAGGTTGACAAAGAACTGCTAAACAAAATCAAAGCAGAAGTCAAAGACGAAGTTGACAAGGCAGCAGTTATAGCCAAAGCGGGCTACCCATCGGGCAGGGCTATCCGCAACTGGAACAACAAGCCAACCATCAAACCTAAAAGCGGTAGTGGTTTCCCAAACTATGACTACAACAAAGCCCGCGCTGGCGTTAAAAGCGTTGTAGCTAAAAAGACTGCATCCAGTAAAAAGTCTTGGAAAATTGCAGCACTCCAACAGAAAAACGCTGGTGGTGTCATCTTTGATATGGCTGGTTCTAAAACCGCTGGCAATGGAAGTGGTGTTTATTTTGTAAGCAAACTTACAGGCGAATATGGCAGGGCTTCGCGTACTATGTGGCCTGCAATGAGAGCGAAACAAGCGTCAATAGTTAACTCAATCCAAAAAGGCGTGAATAAAGCAGCGACCGAACTAAGCCTCAGAATGATTGAGCGTAGGGGTAGGTAATGGCTGGCGCGATAAATGTACCTGTAGTCAGCACCTTTGACGCTAAAGGAATTAACAAGGCTATTTCCCAATTCAAAAAGTTGGATGGCGGTATAGCGAAAACTGCGTATGCGATGAAGTCAGCCGATAAGGCATTCACTAATGCAGCAAAAAAACTTGCAAAGTTCGGTGCAATTGGCATTGGTGTTGCTGGTGTTGTTGGCAAAAAACTGGTTGATGCCGGTTCAGACCTCGCAGAAAGTCAGTCCAAAGTTCAAGTTGTTTTTGGTAAATCAAGCAAGGTTGTTGAGGACTTCGCTAAAAATGCAGCCGATTCAATGGGTATGTCCAGGCAGAAAGCATTAGAAGCAACTGGCACATACGGCAACTTATTCCAAGCATTCGGTGTCGGGCAAACACAAGCAGCATCTATGAGTACAAGCCTTGTCCAGTTGGCTGGCGACTTAGCATCATTTAATAACGCGTCACCCGAGGATGTTTTGCTTGCGTTGCGTTCAGGTCTGTCAGGGGAAGCAGAACCACTTAAGCGTTTCGGTATCGCCATCAACGACGCTCGCTTAAAACAAGAAGCGTTGAACATGGGCTTATATAACGGCAAAGGCATCTTGTCGGTAAACGCTAAGACACAAGCAGCCTACGCGCTGATTATGAAAGACAGCACTCTTGCGCAAGGAGACTATGCGCGAACTGCTGATGGTGTTGCTAACACGATGCGAAGTCTGCAAGCCAACTTTGCGGATGTGTCAGCAGAATTAGGTCAAATACTTATCCCGTACTTTCAACGCTTGTTGTCGGTTGTCAAGGATTCAATACTTCCTCGCGTAAGAGAGTTTGTGGACATCCTCGGACAAGACGGTTTGCGTGGCGCATTGAAATATCTTGGTGGCGAATTTCTCGGTTTCTTGGGAAACATGGGAAAGACTGGCAACATTATTTTTGGTGTTGTCACAGCGTTTGTTGCGCTTAAAGCAGCGACTATTGCGTTTACAGCCACAGTCAATATTCTGACCATCGCAACCAAGTTGTTTGGTATCCAAATGGAAACTGCAGCTATGGGTCCTTTCGCTTTATGGGCAGCCGCTATTGCTGTGATTATTACAATCATTGTTGCGTTGTACATGAAGTTTGAGTGGTTTAGAAAGGGAGTAAACGCTGTACTTAACTTCATTATTGGGCTTGCGGAAAATTGGGTGAACATGTGGATTAAGGGAATCAACTTAATTATCATGTCAATTAACGCGATGATTCGTATCGCTAACTTCTTTGGTTCAACCTACGAAACCCTTGGTCATATTGGCGAAGTTGCTTTTGGTCGCATTGGTGATGCAGCCGATACAGCAAAAGAAAAGATGAAAGGCGCATTCCAAGCATTAGGCACACTAAATGAGAAGTATGACAACTTTGGCGAAAAGGTTGTTAAGACAACAGAAGACCAAGAGGACCAAGAGGAAGTAATAAAGACTGGCACAAAGACTGTTGAGACCGCTAAACAAAAACTGGAAAAATACATTAGTGCGTTAAAGGGTTTAACATCAGCGCAGAAAAACCAGCGTGACGCAAATAAGGCTGTCACTAAAGCAAATGCTGATGCGTTAAAAGCGCAAGAAAATTTGACTAAAGCGACAGAACATTTTAACAATGTTGTCAACGGTTATGGCAAAGACTCTAAACAAGCAAAGACAGCAGAACAGCAACGCGAACTTGCTCAACGAGATTTAGAGAAGGCTGGATACGATGTTGAATCAGCCACATACGCGGTTGCGGATGCGGAAGCAGAACTAGCACTTGTTCGCGCTGACCCTAAGTCAGACCTTCGTGACATCCGCGAAGCAGAGATTGCTTTGGCAGAAGCAAAACTTTCTTTGCGCGACAACATTGACAAACAGAACGCATCTACTGAGGAACTCACATACTCTGAAAGATTGTTGGATGAGGCGATAAACGGTGCAAAAGAGGGAAGTGACGCATATTCCGAAGCCCTAGATGCCCTTACGCAAGCGAAACAAGAGCAGGTGGATGCTACAGACGCAGTGACCGAAGCGTATCAACGGCAACGCGATGCGGTCTATGAATTGAAGAAGGCTGAAGAAGAACTGGAAGCAGCGCGAGGAAAAGTAACACCAAAACAGATTGCTGTTGCTAACGAGATTGTGACTGGTGATAAAACTGGTGGTTCAAAGTTGCCTTATGGCTCATTCATGGAAGCAGTACAAGCATTGCATCCAGGAGCAAAGTCTCTTACTAGTAGCACTCCAGTTACGGCTTCCCGTAAACAATTTCCAAACCTTTATCAGCAATACAAAGACGCTGGTTTGGCTATGGCAAAGGGTGGCATCGTTACTGGTCCAACACAAATTCTTGCTGGTGAAGCAGGGGCTGAAGCGATTATCCCGTTAGATAAATTGCAAACTGGAATGAATGTTTATTTGACTGTTCACGCTGGAATGGGAACTAATGGTAAGGATGTTGGCGATGAAATTGTTGATGTTCTAAAACGCTACAACCGCAGAAACGGTGCTTTGCCATTGGCGGTTGCCTGACATGACAACAATGAAGTGGGGTGAAGAACTCCAAGTATTCATGGA